TGCCAAAATCGGTGAGCACCCGGAATCCATGTCCGAAGAAAAAAAACGCTTCCTTGAGCGACGCAGGCGCTGGGAAGAGCCCATCGTGCAGATGCTGCGCGAAGAGTTCGGCGGGAAGATCGTGAGCACCAACAAGAGATACATACACCCTGAGCATGCCTTCATCGCCTCAGAGATCGACTTCGAGTGGATCGACGAACGCAGTGGAAACGTGCAGAACGGCGAGATAAAAACGGTCAGCCCGTTCGCGTTCGGCGAGAGCCGGGGGTGGGGAGAGCCCGGCACCGGAGACATTCCGATCCACTACTACGCACAAGCGATGCACGGAATGATGGTCACCGGCCGCGACCAGTGCGTTGTCGCAGCAATGGTTGGTCTCGATTCATTCTTTTTCTACGTGATAAATCGCGATAGCGAGACCATCTCGTCCATGCTCAGTGCCGAAATCGACTTCTGGGAGAACCACGTCCTGACGAAGACGCCGCCAGACCCGATCTCTCCAAGGGACGTGTCTCTTATGTTTTCGCGGCACAACGGCAAGCCGGTCATCGCGGATGACAGCATGGTTGCAATGCTCGGCCGGATCGACGGCTTGCGACAACGCGCCGCAGCGATCGACGGCGAGTTGAGCAAAACGGAACTGGAACTCGGCATCGCGATTGCGAAACAGTGGGGGATCAATCCGCCAGAGGAGCCCAAAGACGACGCCACGATAATCCACAACGGCAATACCGTGGGGTCTTGGCGCAAGACGCGCGGGACATCACTCGACCAGAAGCTGCTGAAGGAAAAGCACCCTGATCTGGTGAAGCAATTCACTAAGGAATATTTTTACCGCAAGTTCTACATCAAGAGAAAATAGGAGAGCAAAATGTCGGCAAATATCGCAACACATTCAGCAGTATTCGGCGGGTCAGTCAGCGCACCGGTATCCAATTACGGGGAAATCGCCGCCACCGCAATCGCCGCGCAGGCCAAGGCGATGGTGGAGTCGCGCTATGTCATGGCGCTGAAGCGCCCCAGAAACTGGGACCAAGTCAGGCAGGACTTGCTGAAGGAATGCAAGCGGCCGTCGTTCGCGAACAACAAGTCGTCCCTGTATCGGAAGCCGATAGGGAAGGGGGTCGAGGGGCTCGGCATACGGTTCGTCGAAGTTGCGCTGCGCTGCATGACGAACGTCTTGTGTGAGAGCGTGATGGTCTACGCAGACGACCAGCGCGAAGTGCATCGGGTGTGCGTCACCGATCTCGAAAACAACAACACATGGCCGATCGACATCACCGTCAGCAAGACGGTCGAGCGGTCGCGCCCGGGCGACGACGGCGCGTTCGTATCAAAACGCACGAACTCCTACGGCAAGGAAGTTTTTACCGTGCTGGCGACAGAGGATGAGTTACTCAACAAGCGGCTGGCGCTTATCTCGAAAGCCATGCGCACGGCAGGACTCAGGGTGATCCCCGGAGACCTGCAAGACGAGGCCGAGGAAATTATTCGGTCGGTGCGTCTCGACGAGGCCGCCAAGGATCCTGACGCGGCACGTAAACAGATCATCGACGCGTTCGGGGAAATGAGTGTGCCAGCCGCGGCTTTAGAGGCATACGTCGGGCATACGCTCGATACCTGCAGCCCGGCTGAACTGGTGGAACTGCGCGGCCTCTATGGAGCGATCCGCGATGGCGAGACAAGCTGGAAATCTGCCGTAGATGCCCGCGACGATGGCAAGCGGAAGACGCCAGATCCGAAGGTCGCCGGCGTGGATGGCGATAATAAATCCACGTCGTCCACCATGAAGACGGCCGCTGCCCGGGCGGCTGCCCGGGCGGCCTCCGCGAAATCCGAGAAACAAAACGAGGAGAAGGGGAAACCGCCGGCCGACGGTGGGCTGCGCGAACTGCGCGACATCCATGGTCGCGCATTGGTCGGGGACGACGGGCTGCCACTAGTAACGTCGATGAATCCACAAGTGGGCGAGATACTCGACGCTGATCGAGGGCCGCCGAACTTGGTCTCTGGCGTGGTGGTAGCGGTCAGCGACACGTCAATCATGGTCAGACCACTTCCCCATGACTGAGCAAGACACTTACAAATACGACCCGACTCCAAAAGTTATAGACCCTGACGCATGGAAGAGGCTGGCAACGAACAGCTTGCAGAGTGGGCGAATCATTTACGGTGGCGCTGCCGGCGGTGGCAAGTCGCACTGGCTGCGCATGGCCGCGGTGATCAGAGGGGGTCAGACCCGGAGATACAAGGATGAATGAAACGTCATTTTTCTGTTACAGGCTCAAACAATTCGGAGAGTGTTGCGGATCGCAGTGCGGAGCGTGTCAGGATAAAGAGCAATCCATTTGCGCTGCTGCCGGGGAGTTGCCGGAGCCGGTGGCTTTTATAAATCGTGAGCGATGGGATTCTGATGATTACGGGCCGACTGTCTGTTTTACTGTCTGTTTCTCAGACACGAAAACCGGCAACATTGAACAGCCCCTCTACGGCCCCGAAGTCCTAGACCTTCTGCGGAAAGCCGAGGCCGCACGCGATGCGCTGCGGAAGGCATTAGAAAAACTTGTTGTTGAGATCGATGCGCTGCGGAAGGATGCGGAACGGTTAAATTATTGGGCAGAAAACGCTGCGGGCGAGTTTTTGTTTGACGAAACAAATCACGAATTTATTAAGTTTCTGCCAAAGAAACCGCCAAGACCTATCAAACTTGTTAAAGCAGCAATCGACGCCGCAATAGCGGGGAAGGGGGAGTGATGAGTCTAAGTAACAGAGCCGCAAAGAAAATGAGCGCGTGGCTGTCGTGGTGCAGGCAACACGGGTGGAAGGAAGAATACATGCCGGGACTCGCAGACCTGTGGCTCAAACACCACGACGAAGAAACTGGGGAATTGGCCGACTTCCTTCGCAACAACGCCGCCGCAATAACGGGGGAGGGAAAATGAGCAAACGGATTGAATTAGGTTGCGCCGGTCATTTTATCTGCGCGAGTGATTGCCATTTCCGCCGCCATACGCAGGTAAATGGCTATCGTGTGTCCACCGTTGGCAATTTATATTACAGCCACGAAAAGAACGGTGGGCGAAAAACGCTTGGTGCTGGCGAGAATTCATTTTTTGAGACTTACGTATTCCGCACAACCAACAAGCCAGTCGCCGACAGTGAGGGATGCGGGTGCATGGAAGTTGCTGAGTGGTCTGAAATAGACGGGCAGCGATACGCAACCGCAGGCGAAGCGCAAGCAGGACACGAAAAATACGTGCGGAAATATATGCGGAAGGGGGGAGGGAAATGACTGACACACCGAAGACGGACGCGACACGTTGCAAGAAGCGACTCATCGACCATTCGATGGCGTTCCCGCGATACCACCAATGCAAATTTAAAGCCAAGACAGATGGCTACTGTGCCAAGCACCACCCTGACGCAGTGAAGAAACGCACTGTTGAAAAAGCGGCACGATGGGAAGCTAAGCGCAAAAATTCACCGTTGCAAATAATTAAGAGACAGGCGGAGCGCATCGCTCAGCTTGAGCGCGAACTAGCTGCCACCGAGAAAGCCGCAGACGATGCCGACACTGACAAACTCCGGGCGATCGGGCTTTATGAATCAGCGGCGAAGGAACGTGACGCGGCTGTGTCCCGCCTCAAGGCGCTGGTCGATGGGATGCGGGAAAAAAGGCTACTCTGATTTCTTGGCCGTATTCAGATCTATTACTGCTGCGGTTCCTTCGTCAGCGATTGCTCGAAAGTCAGAAAATCTTGCTCTAACCCTTGCAACAAGGACTCCATACGCACGTTCAAGGCGGGCGAAGTATTCAGCGGTTTCAGGAGCACCGCAGGAGTCGGTCGGGGCCTTGGGCACTCTACCGCTTGCGCGACTACTTGGGGTGTTGCGCAGCTTGCTAACAAGGGCAGCATTATCAGCAAGTAGCTTTTCGTGTTCAGCATTGGCCTTCTCCACTTTTGCTAGGTTCTCTGCGTTGATGCGTTTTGCTTCGGCCGCGGCCAGCCTGCCGTTGGCCTCTACATCAGCCTTGAACTTTTCAAACTCGGCGCGGCAGTTGTCCAGAGCAACTCGCTTGCTCCATCCGTAAAAGCCTGTCACGCCGGCAAAGGCTATGCAGGCGATGAGGATATACTCGATGAAACCCTTCTGGTTCATTCTTCCCCAATTTTCTCTGGCCAATACAGTGGCTTGTCACCGTATATTTTAACCATATATGCGGCCATTCTGGGAAGCGGAAACACCCGGCAATTCTCCGGAAGATACAGATTCTTGCGGGTCTGCAGATGACACCACGAGTCTGTTGCAGCGGGATGTTCTTGCCACAGCCCGCATTCGGCGAGGACCTGCAGATGATTCATGCACCACAGGTCAAGGTCTCCGTCAGGATCTCGCAGGTCGACGGCCTGCCCAGTGATGTGCTTGCTGGTTCCTTTGGCTGAGTTCGACGTATTGTCGTTGATCTCTGGCGGACGCAACCCAGATGTGACCTCGTCAACAGATGCACCAGTGTCATCAAAATAGATCGACAAAAGTTTATTGACGCGGCCGACGGTGTCGATGCAGTTGCCCTTGATCTCCTCGCTATATAGCGACGGAAACAACTTGTCGCGCCCCATGAGATATTGCTCGATCGTGATCACTGCTGCGCCCCCTCAGTGGAAGTGCGGCCTGAATTGTAGAACGCGAACACAGCAGTCTGCATCACTGTAATCGGACCCCATACAGCGGCGATGATCGCCGCGATGCCAACGTCTGTATGGTTCCCCGCATGCGCGGCGAATTCCCAAGTCCAGAACGCCGTCCGGATCGTGATATAGAGCATGACGTAGAACGCCGATCGGCGAACGATCCTCCTATTGTCCACAAAATCCCAGAACTCCGACAGATACTTCATCGCTCAATCAATCGGACACACCACGACGCCTGCGAAGAGACTCTGGCTCGGACAGGTTAAGTTTGTCACGTTTGTCCTGCGGCAGAACTGACACGTAGATCAATTCGTTCAGTTTCGTCGTGGTGGCCATCTGGTTGGTGTTTAGCTCGCCCATCTTTTTCTCGATCAATGCGAGCACTTCGTTGCGCAGTTGCGCGTCGCCAGTCTTGACTTCTGATGCATGCGCCTTGACTGCATCGATCAGCATCCACATGGACGCGGCTGCCGCCGAAGTCGTGACGAGCAGTGCCAGCAGGATAAGCATCGCGGCTGGTCCGTGCGGTATCTTCATGATGCCCCATGGAGTGGGAACTTCTATGTATTGGTTTCTTGTAACCATAATGTCGGTCAGTTTCTTATCGGCACCGACAAGTAGAATCCGATGGCAGTTGAATTGTTCACCCCGCCGACTCTTGGGAACATCACGACGTGCAGGTCTGCCGCATTGAATGTAAATATTGCAGTCGGCACCGGAGCAACGAATACCCGACCATCGTTATACGTCTCACTGCTGAACAGTGTCAGCGCGCCGCCAAGACGGACATTTGTTCTTGACACAGCCCACGTCTTGCCAACAGACGACACGAACGCCGTGTTACTGGCCGAGTCGATGAACGCGCCAGCCTCGACGAATGATCCGTTGGCGCTTGTGTAGTTTATCCCGAGCCCCGGATTGACTCCGCGCTTGTCAGACGAGCACGACACGCTGGTAGTTATAGGTTGCGGCGGCGCATGTGAAAATTTTGTGCTTACCGGCTGCGTCTGTTTCGCCTGATCCGTGTTGGCGACGCATGTCAACGGCGGACTCGGATGCCACGACAGTCCATACACGTTCAGGTTTAGACCTTCGGCAGCGAACAGGTTTGCCGAGATCATCATCATGATAATTGCCAGCGCTCTCATAGCGATTCCCCTTAGGTTACGAATTTTTGATGCCGAACATGCGCACAACACCATCGGTGTTGAATCCGCTACTCGTCAGATTCAGGTTGACCGCGTTTATCCTTGAAGTTCCCGGCGACCCGTTCCACACGCCGAACCCTTCGTTGAGATAATAGTCGCCTGCCGGCACTTTGTGATATATCCGCGTCCGCGCCGTCATATAGAAATTTCCGCTGGGTGATTCGGCAGCCGACAATTCGATCACGCCGTTAACGAACCCGACGGCCGGAGACCCATCCGCCAACTGAATGCTCGACGCGCCAGCACCCTTTCGCTCAACCATTGCCGCCACATTCGAGAGCCTCGTGTATGCCCAGTTGTAACTGGTCGTCTTCAGTGAAGACCCGCCGTCGTCTGATACCTGCATCGACAGGGTTCCCCCGACGGTGTTTCCCAATGCGTTCAAATAGATGACGTAATTGTCGAATGCTGACGAGAACCCGGTGGACAGCAGCAGATCGTTGCCGCCCGGGCCTGTCTGCGTGTCGAGCAGGACCCATCTTGCCGATGCAATTCCTGCGGCACTGGCCGCTGAGGCGTCAACGGCGTCGATGATGGCGCGCGCATCGGCCTTGGATTGCGCGCGCCGCAGCGCGCGGCCGATGGCGCTATCGCACATGCTTATCAGGGTTCCGATCATTTTTTTGCACCACCACGTTTTTTATCGGGCACTGACACAGGATCTGTTTTTACAGTCAGCGGCTCTGCGTCGTCGTTGACACCCCTGCCGTCGATGATCGACTGCGACACCTTCTGTATCAGCATGGCGCTGCGGATGAAAGGCAGCAACGACAAGCCGTCAACGACCGTCCTTGCCTGATCTTCTGTAAGTTCAATTTTTATCATGGTCTTCCTTATGCAATGGCTACAGTCGAGATCGTCCCCGATGCCCCGCGATATTTTAGCGCGCCGCTCTCGACGTATAATTGACCAACTCCAGAGGGGCTTGTCGACGGCGGAGTGCCGTTCGCGATGGCTATGACTTTTTGCGCCGAGGCCCCGATGTCTGGTGTTCCCACCATCAAGTTTGGTGAGATTGTTAGCCCTTTTCCAGAGGCGAACATGGATATGTCGCCAGCCGTCGTGCAGGTAATCCATCCAAGCTCGGCCGACCCTGCATTGTTCACCCATTGCAGGTATGCGCCAACCGTGTCACCGACATTTGAGTGCAGTCGGACAGCGCCACTAGAAGGCGCGTCGACCTGCCGCACCGCAATCGCGCCGTCCACTTCGAATTTTCGGTTGGCGTAAATATCCCCGACGCTCACGTTCCCCAGATCATTGATTGCCAGTCGACGGACTAGAGTAGGGGTCCCGCCAACCGTCGCGCCGCTGAATGATAAAACGTCGAATGGGAAAAAAGTGCCAGCGCTCATTCGGAGCAGCATCCCGGACGTTGCTGTGGCGATGTAATCAACATCGACGCCTTTCACGTTCAATCCAAAGTTCGCGGCCTCTCCAGAACTCAGCGGCTTTGCGAAGAGGAACCCGCCATTTAACTCCCTGTTTGTGTTGAGGCTACCGAGCCTGATGTTGGTGGGGTAGTCGAACAGCGTCGACTGGAATGGAAACCAGTATTGGCTGGTGTGCAGGTCGTTAAAAAATGTGCCGGATGTATGCTTCACGATGCAGTAGTATCCGGTACCGTCGAATGCAACGATGTCTCCAAGGGCGTAGGCTGTCGCCGTAGTCCATGGTCCGCGGGGGACTGAAGTTATCGCTGCGAACAGATAATTGACTTCAGAACTGAGTTGCGCCAGCCCCACTAGCCCGTCAGACAGCGTGCCGTCGTCTCTTTGTATAATGGCCAGATTAGCCAGCACGTCCCGCAGCGTGCCAGCAATGCCGTCAAGCTCCGAATCCAGCGCGGCGGTCCTTACCGTCGAGCGACCGGCAACGAAGTCATTCTCCTCTTGCTGGAATAGTGTTTCCTTGACGTATGGGACTGGCTGCGGCATTAGACCTCCGCGTATTCAGCGATCACGTCAATTGCCTTGGCCGCCGTCACAGCGGTCTTTGCCTTGACCTTGAGGCTGGTGCCGTTTGGCACGTCGATGAAATTCTTAACCCCATCAGTCTGCAATCCCATGATTGCCGGAGTGCCACTGCTGTCCAGCAGGTCGACGTTCGGCGTGGCACCGTCAGTCCCTGCCCCGGCCGCGATCACCTTTTCGCCGATAATGTAGTCAACCGCGCTCACCGTCTTGATGATCTGCAGGGTGCGCGCAGATGTGTCGTCTGACGAGACGATCAGCGAGCGCACGCGCAGGCCAAGAGCACTGCCGGCCACCAATAGTTGCGCGGCTGTGCCGCTCGCGTTGTTCAGTTTCAGCGCCGCGTTCTTGATGTTGGCGAAAAAAATCGGTTGGATGGACATCAGATACCCCCGTTTGCGTCATGCATGTATGGATAAAAGCCTATCGTCCCGAAGACCCATGCGCTCTGGATGGCGGCCTGCACATTGGTTTCGTTCACTGGACTGAATGGAGTGAACGAGATCAGCGACGCCGCATCCGCAGAGATGGCGACCCACTTCTTGGCAGCAAAGTCCGTAGAAAACAATGCCGCCGAAGTGTGGGCAACCACGCAGATGTAGCCGAATCCGCCTGACTCGACGAAGTCCCCAAGGACATAAGCGGTGGCAGTCGCCCACGCCCCACGAACCACCCACGAACCTGACGACATCAGGCCGAGCACGTCACTGCCCAGAGAATAGATGTCAACAAAGTTGTCCCTGAGTTTCCCGTCGTCTCGCTGGATGATAGCCAAGTTATTCAGCACGCCTTGAAGGGTCTCGAAGATTCCGTCAAGCTCCGAATCCAGCGCGGCACTCCTCACCGTGGAGCGGCCAGCGACCTGCTGGATCTCCTCGGACTGAAAGTCCGTAGCCTTGACGTATGGGACTGGCTGCGACATTACCTTGCCTCCATGACGGCCTGATTATACGCGCTAAGAGCGTGGCCCATCACAATGCGCTCCTCCTCGCGCAATGCACGCTTCGCCCTCTCGCGCTCTATGCCAGTCAGTTCGCTGGCCGCATTGATCTCATTGCGAAGGCTGGACATCTCGCGTCTGAACATTTTGGAGTTGATGGTGCGCCCCATCTCCAGCAACGCCGGAGACTCCCGCACGATCTTCTCCATGCCATCGGTGTCGCCGATCTTCCTGTAGCGCTCATATTGCGAGAAGACGGCGGCGGCGCGCTCGCGCAGCCTGTAATATTTGGAGGCGACGTCACGGTCGTCGATCTCCCCGTAGAATTTCCCTACAAACGGCACGTTCTTCCACGGCAGGTCTTCCGGGATCCTGTCTCCGGTGATGCGCCCGATAGAGTGGTCAGTGAAGTCGAACATGCCCAGCCCAAAAGAGCCAACGCCACCGGTCACTGTCCTAAGAACATGGACGACAGTTGTCGGGCTGATGTCTATCGAGCCGCCACGCACTTCGTCACCGCCGGTGGCGTCCGACAGGAACTTCGTCAGCGATTTGGCAGTTTCGCTGGTAGACCTGAAATATTGCTGGTGAGATGGCTTCTGCGCACCGAATGACGATGGTTCCGGACGCAGTGGTCCGCCATACCATGTCTTGTTCTCCGAGTATTGGATGACCGGGTCCATGACAGTCGGTGAGATCAATTGCGCCGGAGTGGTGGATTGCCCAATCGGCATGAACGCATCGACCAATACCTGCATATAGGACCACGCCAGTTCGATCGGATCCCTTTTCTCGTCGACAAGACCGCTGCCGGACGCGCCCAAGACAACCTCCATCATCATCCGTCCTGCGTTGTGGAAAATGTTGAACCCGTATGGCATCGGGATGGTTACGCGCCTGTCGCCGCCGAGCATGACGACAAGATTACGCTGCCTGATGTGCTCGGGTATTATTTCATACGTGTTGTTGCCATCTTCGTCGCGATCACGATCGCCGATGATCCTGTTCATCAATTCAAGCGCCGCAGAAAACGCGACCATCACGCCGACCATGATCCTCGCTCGACGGGATTTCATCACCGCATGCAGCATGCGCATGTTCCCCTGCACGTTCGCATTGAAGAACATATACCACGAGTTTATTGCGCTTGATCTATTGCCTTTTCGCTTGAAATTGACGGTCAGGTTCTTAGCGAGCGAGGCCGCCTGTTTTTGGCTGAGTCCGTGATCGCGGGCAACAGCATACGCGGCGAGCCGGGTCGAGTTCTCAACCATCGTGTTTACGGTTTCCACAGTATCCATCGCCGTGGTCGCCCACTTGATCGGGTTGGCGTTCGAGCGCTTCGCGCTATTGATCAGTTTTTCCAGTTCACGCTGGCGATCAAGCAGGTCGTCAAATACGGTCATCCAGCCAGTCTTCCCGCCCTCCTCCTCGAATTCACGGTATAGCGTCGCCCACTTTCCTGTGCCATTGCGAAATTCAGCGGATGCGATTCCATACATCGCCGGCATTATGCTGGCAATGACCTTCGGTGCCTGACCCTTCAGTGGTGTCGACTGCAGATTAACGGCCATGGTTTGCACGTCACGGACGAAGTTCGTCGTCCAGAACAGCGGGTTCCAGCTTGTCGCCAGATTGGCCATGACGCGCGTCACCTGCCCGACCGCCTTCGTAAACGCGCCGAGTTGCACTACATCAAGGTTGCGCATGGCGGCAGCCAGATGCATGGCGCGCTCGTTCTTCGGATTGAACGACAGAACGCGCTCCACGATGTCCCCGTTGGCGTCCTTCATTTTTACAATCAGCACGTCGTCGCGCTGACGATACATCGGGTCAGTGCCTACCTGCACCAGTCCTGTCGACTGGTTAATCGTGCGCTTTGTCGGCGGTTGATCAACGCGCCAGAAGTCCGGTTTCGGAAAGTCTTCAGCAAGCCGCACGAGGGAGCGGGCGACATCTGCCTTTTCGGCGCGCATGATGACACGCTCGTGCTGCGCGATGACTGCGGCGACGATGCCGACCGCCTCATTAGTGGACCCCATCGCCCTGCGGGACTCTGGGCCGCTGACTTGAAAACCCTGCCCAGCAACAGGCTCGTCGACATCTCTGAATAGCGGAACATAGTGCTTGTAAGCGCCTTCCCATGATTTTATTACGTCGGGGTGTTCGAGATGCTCGTTGACAATGATGTCGCGAGTCGACTTGGTGATGGAGTCTATCTTCGCCGCTATCGAGTTCAGCGCGGCGCGCTCTTTTGCGCTGAATCCGGAGATTATGTCTGCGGCATTCGGCGCTCCGGATTGCCCTGCCGCCGCGGCGACTCGAGCATTGTCGAACAGTCCCGACAAGTTAAGTTCGCCAGACGGGTTGATCCTCGCCATCTGTTTGTTGCGCTCCGGCGCATGGCGCGCCCAGAGATATTTCCCTACCTGCTCTATGGTGAGCCCTGACTCTGATATCTGTTTCAGCAGTGGCTTGACAATGACGTCGGCAAACTTTTTGAGTTTCGCCGTTACGCGGTCGCCGTAGAGTTCCTCAACCAGATACGCGTTGTTCTTTTCGCGAATGACTCCACCAGCGCGCAGGATGCTCTCCTGCGTGCGCAGCAGATCTATCCTGTTGTCTTGCCACTCGCGGATCAGGTCGTCTCGAAGCCCGCGCTCGTCGATGTCCCAGAATGGACCTCCGGCCGCGCGTCCGGACGTTTTTCCACCGGTAGATCCTCCGCCGGCATTTCCCGCGCCAACTTGAGTTCTTCCTCCCACTGCGGGTCCGGGTGGCCCGCGAGGAGCGCCCGGCTGACTCGGGACTGCAGTTCGCTGGGCGAGATACTGCCCTCCGACACCGCCCGATACGCGCTTGTCGGCAGTCTCGTTCTGAAGCGCTTTTTGTAGTCTGCTACGAGCGCGTGAAATCGCGCTCCCATCGGACTCTTGACCTTGACTCTCCTGACTCCCGACATATACGTCCTCCATTATCGAATACCACTTTGGCATTGTCCGCCGGACGAACTCCGGATGCGCAGCGTATAGACCGCCGACCTGTGCGGTGAGTTCGGCCTTCGCATCTTCCGGTGCCATCGATCCGTCGAAGATATAGGCGATCGGGTAGGTAAAGTATTTCCGCATCGACGCGTATTTCCCCATAGCCTGACCGATCTCAATGGCTAGATCGCCCTTCATCTCGATCGAATCGCCATTATTTATCATGGCGTAGTCGAGCCGCGCGCTGTCGCCGGAGAATGTGTCCGGGCCGCCGTCGGCGAAGTCGACGTGGTGGGTGATCTCGTGGGCGATAGTTCTGGCCAGCGTGTTCAGTCCGGCCTGACCTCCAGAGGCTGTCTCTTCTATGTATGTCCTGCGCAGCGCGATCACGCCTGACGATGGGAAATACAGCGCGCTTGCGCTCTCGAACCAGTCCTCGAACTCGCTGTATCCGGTGATGTCGTTTACCAGTTCGGCAGATAAACTGCGCCCTTCTACCAGCATTTCCAACACCGATTTCACCAGTTCGGCGCGCGGCCCAGACAGTGGCCTGATCGCCTTCCGGGTGTTAATCCCTCTCATACCGTAGGTATGGCCGCTCCCAGTGCGGAAGCGCACTACGGATATTTTGTCAGTCTCGCCAGTCTTGTCAGTCTTGTCAGTCTTCTCTGACTTGTCAGACTTGGTCAGCCCTTCTTGTGCGTCGGTTCCTTCTGCTGAACGGCTGGCTCTGGGCTCTGCGTCGCGCCCTTGAGCGGCCCGACTGATACGATCCATCCCTGCCGCTTCTTGTAGTCTTCCGCGTTTGCGTAGCGCAGCTTGATATTGTTCACCACCGGGGTTTTTTGTCCAGTCATTTCGCGTGTGCTCCAGAGAGATGTTGAAGGTCACCACATCAGACAGCGTTATACCAAGGTCGTTCGCGGCAAGCGCGGCGGCAGTCGTGATGTGTTCGCCCTTATCATTGTCCAGCTTCCCGCTAAAGTTCATAATGCGGATGCCGGCCTTTCCGTCGATGTTGATTTGCTGGTAGCCCGGTGTCAGGTCGACACCTTTGTCTTTGTCGGCGGTGAACTCGCGCAGTTTCTGGAAGAACTCCATCTCCCGGCCTGCTGACCCACCATCGAAAACAATATCAATCGCGCCACGATTGCCGCTGAGCATTGAACGGTGAGCGATCACCTCGCTCTGCTGGAACGTATATCCCAGCATATCCATGAAGTCATGCACATCCTCCTGCGACGCGAATGCGTCGATCTGGATCGCGCCTTCGACATCAGACTCGTATGCTCCCTGCCCCTCCTTTGCTTTGAGGATTTTTACGCCGGCAAGATCGGCCAGTTGTTGGATAACCTCGATGGCGCGCTCTGGTTTGAATAACGGATGATCCGCTGTAAGGCTGCTGCCTTTACCCGGAGCAAGACCGAGTGACACGCGCCGGGTGTTCATGCCGACGATGTCGCTCACATACTCTGGCTTCTCGCCCAGCGCCTTCTGGATCGCGACCCAGCCAACGGCCTGCACTTCTGGTGCAGTCCAGTTACCGCCGTCGTAGCCGATCTTGTTGAGATGGTCCTTCAGGTCGTTGTAGAACTTGGAGCCGCGCTCATAAAATGCCTCGCTCGAGTTGTTGAATGGGTCTTCGGCCAACTTGTCGGCCTGCTTGCCGAAACGGGCGCGCAGCTTGTTCATCATCGGCGCGTCGACAAGCCCTGAATCGCGGTTGCCCCAGACGTCATACGGTGCCGGCTGGCCACCGCGCTCGTCACGCCCCATTACAGTGCGAGACCGGAGACCCATTTCGGCATCAACGAAATCGAGCAGCTTCGCGCCCAGCCCCCCCTTGGGCACCTCGCCGCGCAGCGCCGCCTTCAGCGCCTCACTGTTCAGCCCGGCAGTCTTCGTCGACTTGCCGCGAATATTGTCCATCGCGCGCAGCACGTCCTGCATTCCCTTGCTTGGCGACGCCCTCTGCTGCGATAGCAGCCACGCCAGAGCAACCTTCGGCGCTTCCTCACCGTAGAGCGGGGTCAGCAGGTCGTGCAATTGTCGATACCATCCTCGCGCACTGGCAAACTCTTCTTTTGGAATATTGGCCTCGACGCGCTTCAGCCAGTCGTCAGGCGTAATTCTTCCGACAACGAACTCGCCCATCGCGTCCTTTAGAACGGTGCGCCTGTTCTTCGGCTGCGCCAGTGAGGCCTGATCCCGAACGAGCGTCCTCGACAGGCGTCCGACGGCATCCTCTTCTGACACGAACGAGTGGACCGGGCTCAGTCCGCCAAGCAGGTTCGGGAATAGCGAGATGCGCGGGGCGCGAGAGGCCAATGGCGGAATATCTTCTTTCCTCAGTCTGCCTTTGCGCGACGCCGGCCCACGCATCTCCGCTTCGAGTTCCGACTGGATGGCAGCCTGCTCCTCTGCCGACAGTTCGGCATCGTTGCCGGCGCTCGCTTCCGCGCGGTCAGGAGCGGCAGCCGATGGCAGCACGATCTGCGGAAAGTCACCGAACAGGCGGCGCTTGCTGGGGGCCTTGCCGCTGAACTCCGGATCAATCACCGGCAACGGGAGCCCAAGGTCTTCCCCGACCCTGCCCCTCTCTGTCATGGTGCGCAGAGCAAACTCGAGTCTTTGCTCTGGCGTCAGCAGTTGCTCTGCGTCAAACGGTGCCCCACCTTGATCCGCTGCCTGATCGTCCAGTGGTTTGCCGGCGGCAGGTTTTATGCCACCCAAAAACTGGCGCGCACGCTTTGATAGTTCCGCGTCTAACTCGTCGATGAATCCCGGTGTGGCGACCTCCAAAGGAAAGCCGCTGGATTCCGGTGCGTTTTTCGCCATACCCTCAAGTTTTGCGCGGCCCGCTTCCGGCCCATTTTTTATATAAGTTTCCTGCAGCGACTCAACGATTCCCTTTAGGTGACTTACCCCGCCGATTTCTTCGCCAGCCTTCTCCGAAAACGTGCGAATGGCCGCGTCATTCCCAACCCGCGCCTGCGCGGCCTCGTCCAGTTTCACAGCCTCGGCGGGTCCGATGATCTCGGCGGGCGTCGCTGCGGGCTTCGTAGAAAGTGCAGGCGCGGCCGGGGCCCCGGGCCGCGGGATCACGGCGCTCGGCGGGAGTGGTGGGGGAGTGACGTTTCCCGGAATGGTGAGACTGTTGCCGCGCCCAAGGCCTTCGGCGCTCGGATCGGTCTCGTTGAGAATGCGAGACAGTTCGCGCGCGATCGCTGTATTGGGTGACAGCTTGTCCATTGCGGCGTCCGCGATGTAAGGAACGCCGCGGGCCGCGATCGCCGTTGCGCCGAACGCAGGAGCCAAGATCGCCGTGGTGCCGAATGTTTGTTTAACGTCCTCCCAGAGTTTGTCCGGCGTCGCGTTCGGATCGTTCATGGCTCTGCCGATTACATACTTGGCCATGTTTGTGATCTGCTCCTCGGCATGCTCGCCTACCTGCTGCACTCCGACGGCTCTCAAAAATTGCCTTTTGGTGGCACCCGCCGGCAAGCGGAACAGCTTGGTGAGAAAATGCCAGCCAATGCCCTCAGGGGCACCTTCAGCCAGCGCGTTCCCCTGCGCAGCAAAAAACGCAGTGATCTCGTCCGCCCCCAGATTTCGGTATTTTTTGTAATCGTCCACGGTCTGCGGCTGCATGGCCAGCATCGTCCCGGGCACTCCGCCGGCGGCATACCCCAGCATCATCGCCGCCGACTGCGGAACCGACATCGCCGCCGAGACAATGCTCGAATCTTCCCCGCCAGCCATCGTCTTGGCCCTGAGTTTCAGGTCGGCCAGACTCTGATCGCGCAGCAGCGGCTCATAAGCAAGGGCGGCAGCCTGACCCGGCTCCCTTGCCAGCCCCAAGGCCGCGGCCGTGGCGCGTGGCGCGTTTTTCGCAATTTCCACGGCGCGGCCCACTTCCAGAGCCATGCGCGTGGCCCCGGCATCGATCGCTTCAGGCACGGCCTTTACGGCGTCCAGCGTTGACGCCTGACCGAACGGGATAAGCGGAGCCTTCGCCGGCCCCATGGATGGGGGCAGGCGTGGCGTAGCTGGCCCCAGTTGATCTGGAACGACCGCCTCGCCACCCATACTAGGGAGGGCTGGTGGCGGGGCCATTACGGACGTTCTGGGGGCCGGCAACAACGACCGCAGGAAGCCGGATATGCTCGGCTCCTCACCAGTAATCACCCTTGGCGCGGCCCTGCCCCTGACCCTAGCGCCAACGTCAGCGGCAGCATTGGCGACCGGGAACGCTGTGTCGGCGGCCGAGAACTCCGCATCGGCGGCAGGTAACGCCGAGTCGGAGATAGGAATGAACCCGCGGCGCTGCGTGGGCTGGGCATCCTCTCCAGATACTAGCGGTCTAAACCCCATTGCGGTGCTCGGCAATATGGCACGCGCGACACAACCACGTCACGGATAGCGGTTTGGAATAGTCCGCGTGATGCATTTCCGAGTTCTCTGACCCGCAACTCTGGCACCCGGATTTACTGATCTTGCCGCGACTCAGATAGACGCCAGCATATGATCTGGCGATTTGTTTCCGCCTCGATTCTTGGTCAAGATCGCGGTATTTCGCCCGGTTGGCACGCATGTATGACGCATGGCACGCTTTGCAATACACCTGCGGCTTCTTGCCGTAAATGGTCTCGCGGTCGTTTTCTCCGCCGCAGTTCGCGCACCGCCCGTCGCGCCTTTTCTTGCTGTGTGGCATGCGCCCGAACCCGGTCTGTTTCCGTGGAATAATGTTCATCATGGAACATCCCTTCAGTCGTAGTGCCCCAATATTTCGTTGTCCTTCCCGTAAAGAACAAACGCCTTCTCGGTGTTGTCCCATTCCCCGAGTCGCGCACCCTTGGGGACCCGCGGGTCTGCGCGCATGCGGCGGGCGGTATCGATACGAAGAGACGCTATGCGCTCCGACTCATCCTTCGCCGCTCGAGCCTCCGCGGCAAGAGCGCGGGCGGTGTCTATGCGCTCCTCCGCTGGCGTGCGTTTGCGGGCAGCACGGCCCTCGGTTTCGGCAAGGACGCGCGCACGATTCAGGTCAATGATGGATGGTTGGACACCAGCCCGGGCATCGCTGAGACCGGCGGCGGCGCGCCTCTGGTTCGCCTGAGCGGTAATGCTGTCTCGCACCAGCCTGCCGAGTTTTGTCTCTACGTCAGCGACTTCGCCAGTGCTCTGGTTGATGACTTCGCCGCCTTGTGCGCCGAGCCGGAATGGGTCAACCGATCTACCTGACACCGCCTCGATCATCGGACGACGGGCGGCCGCATCAGGTTCTGAGGCGATCCTGTTTCGCAACATCGTCTGCAGGGTGGACTCGTTCCCACGTTGCAACTGCTCTACGTTTGTCCTCCCGTCAGCCAGACGCAGCGCGTTCACAGATGCGAGCGCCGAATTTATCGCGCGCATGTGCTCAGGGTCGACGCCAGACACATCGCCGCCGTAGAACGCGGCGTTGGCTTTCTGTGCTTGTGGCAGCGGAACATTGCCGGATCTGGCGGCATACTCCAGTTGCGCTTCAGGGTCCTTCAGCATGCGCTCGCGCTCGCGCATCGCGAGAATTTCCTCGCGTATTTTCTCCGCCGCGGCAGAGTGCTGGTTTGTGGATGCCGCCATGCTGTCGACGCGCGCGGCGTCAAGCGGGTCAGCCCCCCTGCCGCGGCCGATCACAGCAGAGACCAGCCTTTGCAATCCTGTGACGCTTGACGTAGGAGCCCTGAATGTTGCCATGGTTGTTGTTCCTAGCGCTCCCGATCTAGGGCCTTGGCCTTAGCCCTATTGACGACGACGGCCGCCCATACGACAGGGAGTATTGTGAGTTTGCCGGGATGCCGGTGCCGGCAGATCTATTCCCGCCCAATACACCGTAGGCATCCAATCCTTCGGCGAGCATCTGTTTCAGCGGGTTCGGTCGCACGCGCGCTATGGCGTTCTGGTAGGCATCTGCCACGGAAGACGCTGCATCGTAGTGGCCGCTGCCGGCAAGCGCGGCCTGACCGAATCTGCTCTGATCATCAAGAGACACCTGCGCCGGGGCCCCAATGACAGAGAGCCGGGCGATCGCATCGTTCAGCCTCTTGGTGTTATCGCTGCCGCCAGAGGCTACGCGTTTCGTGTATGCGTCAGATACCCTGCCCTGAGTAACCTGCGGCGGAGCGAACTTTTCTATGGCCCCGACGGTATCCTGCAGATTCTGCGTCAACTCCGCTTTTGCCTGAGTAGACTGCGCCTCTCTTGATTCAGGTTTCAGGCGGTCGAAATATTTCCGCGCCTCGGCGAGCGCTTTGTCAGAACGGTCCTTGGAGTAGTCGGCGTTCAACCTCGCCAAGTCGTTCTGTCTCTTTTCCACCTCGTTCGCAGCGTTTGCCTTTACGGCTGCAGACGCGAGCAATGCCAGTATCTCCCACATGTGGAGCCCCCTTATCTTATGGTCGGCGAGTTTGTCGCCGATTGTGGGAAAAAGCTGCCGGTCTTCGATTGATACAGGGCAGCCAGCTTGGCGCGCTCGTCAGCAGCATTGCGCCCTTCCATACCTAGAGCGAGACCACTGAACAGGTCGTCAAACAGCCGCTCCTGCTGTTGCGCTCTGGCCTGCGATATTGCCGACTGTATGCCTGACTGCGCCGCGCTCACTGCCTCACGGCCAGCCCCGGAATTGACAAGACTCAGCGCGTTTCCTCTGGTTCGTTCACGCTCCGCGCGCAGCCCGTTGACAGCGCGCTGCACGGCATCAGCTATGCGTGTCCCGCCGAGTGAATTCTCCCTGCTGAGTTTTGCTGCGGAGTCAGCGTAAGCTGACCCGCCGATCTGTCCGGTATTCGCCGCATTGAACTTCAGGGTGCGCGAGGCGTCTGTAAACTTGTCACCAAGGTCTGCCCCGTAGTTGCCGCGCAACGCGTTCTGCAGTTCCGATTCCTGCGCACGGAACAACTCCTCCGGAGTCTTGCCGGGTGCATAGGTTGCCTGCGGCGGCGGCGGAATTGGCTGCGGCGAGATCGGGACTGCGCCACTTGGATTTGTCGGCGCAACCATGAACGGTGACGATATGCCGATGATGTCCCGGGAATTGGCCGGCACGTTCTCCATGGTTCCGGTCGTTGTCGGAGCATACCCGGTAGGCGGCGGCAGTCCGCTCTCGAACAGCGAGTTTATCTCGTAGCGCAGCGCATCCTTGCGCGCCTGCTCGGCCTTTTGCTCCCGTACCTGTTGCTCTGCAAACTTGTTCGTGCCCCCGCCGAAGCCCAGCATATCAGCGAGTCCGTCGAATAGTCCCATAATCGCCCCTCAAACAGGTCCCAATGGTTCAAAGTAGATCATCATCGAATCAACCGCAAAATCCTCATCTGCGTGATGCGTGATGATCGGCGCAAGTTGCGTCGCGGTCAACTCCATCGGGTGCATTACGCCGGCCCGCATGTCGCCGGACACCGCGTATGGTTGAGTCACAACCTCGACGTCGTTTTCGTCCTGCAGGCGGAATGCGATCGACGGTTCCCCGACAACAACCAAGTCGAATCCGACGAACAGTTTCAACACCCCCGGGCTCTTGGCGTCCTGATAAAAGAACTCGATGGTGACCGTGGGGATAGCGCCGTCGTCATTTGTGGCATTTTCGTCCACCACGTAAACATCATTTCCTGAGCGCAAGTAGAGTTCGCCATTCAGCACCGCCGCGTGATCCACCGTTATCGGCAGCGTGAACTTCTGCCACGCTGAAAGTTTTACGCTTTTCGAAAAAGCGTAGACATAAACCTGCTGCCCGTTGATCGTCCACAACTGGCCCAGCCTCGGGTAGTAGATGGAGATCGGGGAATCAGTGGCGGCGATCTCGTCGCGAATTGGGTCGATGGCTGACCCGACGTCATTCTCTTGAAGGTTGTCGGTGATCGCGATCAGCGATACTGAGCGGAAACCCTGCTGGGCAAGGAAGACCAGATCATTGGCGAGTGCGGCCGGCGTTTTTTTGTGGACAGTCCCGACGTTTTCCTTTGCTGATTTCAGCGCGTTTTTTGACGGGTCTGCATCAACGTCCCATACCTGCATGGAATCAGAGAAGAACACGCCGATGTCGCCGCCGAAGTCGCCGAGCGCCGTTACTTCGCTCGATCCCGCGGCGTTAATTCCGGCGGGCAGGAACCCCGCGTCGCTCGCTGTGGTCCAGTCGCGCGGAGCCGCCGCGGCGCAGAATGACACATTACCCGAGTTGACCCCCGCGCCGGCGCAATAAATTTTCTGCCCCAGTTTTCTGACGATCGTAGTGTTTGGGCAATTGGTGTCCTCGATGGTCATCGCAAAACATCTCCAGTCGAACCCAACGTCTGCAGTGTCCGCACCTAGAGTGGTTGACCATGTCGGCTCAACAGTTCCGGATGTGCCATTGGCGAGACACTTATACCTGAAACCGTTTGGAGTTGTCGGCCGGACGAATTGTCCAGCCACATACGCATGGGAATCCTGCCACGCGCCGTCATCATTCAGGTAGGCGTGCTTCACGTCGCCGTTGCTGTATTCGACTGCCACGTATAGGTAGCCATTAAACGGCGTGCAAAAGTGCGCGTCACTCAGTGTGAGCGCCTTGTCGGTCGAATGATAGACGCGGTGTGCTTGGAAAAGCGTGTTCGCGTGGGTGATAAATGAGCCGCCGCCAAAAAACGTGTTCAGCTTGCCAAGTCCCGAGAACAGTCCTACGGTGCCTGCCTCCAGCGTTGCCACTTTCGTCAGGCATGGTCTCTTCTTGATGCGCATGCCGGACGTTATATACGCGTTGTTCAGGGTGAACATCACGTTTGACGCCGCCATCTTCTGGTTGCGCCGCAGATCCATTCCGCCGAATTTGTCCAGAGTGAGCGCTGCCATCAGACCACCACCGGTTTGGGAATAACTTCCTCGACGTATTCTGACGGACGGAACACGTCGCGCCCCCAACTCTGCCCCTTGAGTTTCATCAGCAGGGAATCCGCGCGGTCCATAAACACCTTCGCGTCAGGGTGTCTGTAGTGAGCCTTGGCGTCGCCCAGTGCGACGGTGAAGATCAGGTCTGAGTCGATGGTCGAATTGTCGTCGTCGTTCGTGAATCGATCCAGATTACGAATGTAAAATATGCGCAGGGTGTAGACGGCATCAGACTTCGGAAAGAGTTCGATCTGCGCGTATGGCTCCCATTTCACCGGATACTGCAACTGGTCCTGATTGGTGTAGTCGCTCGGGCGTATCCCCTTCTCGAGAGGCGGCGACCAGACTCCGCTGCGCAGCACGCTGATGGCGCGTATGCGGTCAGGATTGGCGTTGACCGGGTAGTCAATGAGATGCTGGTTGACGCCGACCGTCTTCTCGGAATACTCCCGCAGGCGAGCCCAGTCGTGCGCTTCGTAAAGTAGCCTCTGCGCCTGCTGAAGAATCACATTGAGATTTTCCTGCTGCACGCCGGCTGCCGCGCCCACCCCTGAGAAACCGAGGCGGGCGCGGAGTTTGCTGCGAAGCGTCCCTAAAGACTCGTTGGACATGTCAGGCAGTTGCCGTCGTCAGCAGGTCCTCAAGGTCGGCCCGAGTCGCTCCCTTGGGCTGGGTGATGCCGGCGTTTTTGAGCGCGGCACGCAACTCATTCAGGGACATTTCCGCGATAGGCACTGATTCATCACCATCATCCAGTATGCTGCCTGACGTCGCTTCGCGCTTGTAGTCCATCACCCCGCCGTTGCGAACGAACTGCGTCAGCATCATGCGGAACTGTTGCAGTGATCCGTAGACTTTTTCCACGTTGGGCAGGGCAACGTCGTTGTGCATGCCATACACCATTCCAAGTCGCTGATATTCCAGTTCCGGATTCTCCAGCGGGTTGTCTTCCATCGACGTAGCCATCGCCTCGTATTGCTCGCGCAGTCCCGGCAGCGGGTCTGTCGCTTGCCGCAGTTTCTGCGTGGTAACACGAATCGCTCCGTTCATCGATGTCAACTCGTCGATTGACACCTCGGTCGCACTGCTGCCGTGGATCTCGGAGAGGATCGGCACTTCCCAAGGAAAGACGCAGACGAGTGTCCTGTCGGTGATGCCGCGCTGGATCTGCACGAATATCCGGCGCAGTTGGAATTTGCCTTTATTCATTGGCTCCACCTTCATCTTTCGTTGATTTTTTTTGCTTGCTGACTTTTTTTCCAGTCGTTGACGCGTCAAACATCTCGCCAATCGGCCGGCCTTCGATAAGCACGTTGTCTTGCCCGTGCTCGCGAATCAGTGCGAGCATGCGTTCATTGCCGACTTCTTCCGGCTCGCATGTGTATGCGTTGATAACGTCGCCATATTTCCGGACGGAAATTTGCATTTTGGAGGCCTCCAATTCCACGAATAAAAAAGGGGCCACGAGACCGTGGAGTTCTCGCGCCCCTGTTTGCGGCCGTCCCGCTTACGCGATGGCCACTACTGACTGCGCATTGCTGCGGTTCTGCGTCAACGCACCGCGCCATGTCACGCCCCAATACCACTCATACTTGTCGTATGCGCGCGGGGGTTTGCGGGTCAGCATATCCTGACCCTCGATGGGGCGCAGCTTGATGTGCGTCATATTGTTGAAGTAGCACCGTTTTTTCCACGAAGTTGCAGCGCCGGTGAGATCCTGCAGGTCGTCAAACTCCGGGTTCCATGTCAGCGGAACCCCATGGAACGTGAGTTCCTTGGTGCCGCCTTCGATGGTGCGCTCCTGCACGCCCTCGTAGTTGACCTGACCGAACGATTTGAACATGAAGTTGCGGAATCCGTCCAAAAAGTCCCCGCCCACTTCGACGTGATTCGGACGTCCGCCGTTGCGCACACAGGCGCGCCACGCGATCTCCATGACGTCAAGTATCGTCCCGGTAGTGGTGGTGGTGGTCAGCCCAGTCTGTGCAAAATTGCGCCAGTAGGGATTGGCCGCCCTGTCGATGCCGCCAACGACACCAGACGTCGGAGCCAATGAAACCAGCGCATCACGCCCAGTGATCGCGTCTACGGAAGACGTGCCGTCCTGATGCAGCGCGAGGCTGAACTTCTCCTGAAATCCCAGACGGAGAATCTCCGACTGCTCTTTGAGAAGGTTGGTCAGCATGATCAACTCGGAGTCGGTGGCCTTTCCGCCCGGGCCGCCCTCGTCGACGGAGATGCCGTTCTGGATCAGGCGATCCTCGTCGAGCGCGAACCCGTCGTGGGCCGAGCGCCAAGGATACTGCGCCGGCTCGATCGACTGGCGGCGGTTGTATGTCACAACCTGCGCACCATTGAACCACTGGAAGTTCGATTGATAGCGAACACGCAGTTGCTCGACGATGTATTGCTTTGCGCCCGGCGCGGTCAGTTTGTTCTTGCTCAACCGCTTCAGCCACGGGCGTTCAACAGCGATCTGGTCGATCGGTTCGTTCTTCAGATACAGGTCAAGTCCGACTTTTCCCGCATCCGTAATCTCTTGCGAAGTGAATGGCATGGTAGCCCCTCATGAAGTTGAATTAAGTGCATGCGCTGACGAAGCGCTCAACGTCATCGGGGGCGAGTTCCGAGTTCCAGCCCGCTGGAGGCGATCCCAGTTAACGCCGTGGTTAACGCGGTGGCGGGTAGCCCAATTTCAACCTTATACCAGTCTCCACGTCAGTGGTTTCTGGTGCGCCCACGTTGGGACCCCTTGAGCGCTGGATCGGTGGTTCTACCCGCTTCACAACCGGAAGCTGTGCATACACAGTCTTCAGTGTCGTCAGCCACAACTCAGGCGGATACTTATTGAACACATCCTGAGCAATTTGGAGGATTTTATCCGATTTTTGCTTGTAGTCAACATCGGTCTTCTGCATCTCCCGTTCCCACCGGGTCACCTCGTCGGCGTATTTGTTCAGCACGGCGTCGGCCTCGTCCTTCTTCTTCTGCTCCGCGATGGCCGCTTCGCGCCCCCTGTCCGAGAACGCCTTTTCGTTTCGCAGCCTTGCAGTCTCGAGCGCGGTCTGCAGCGGCATGCCGCCTTCGTCGACGGCCATCTTAAGGTCCGGGTGCGCGTTAAGCGCGGAGTCCGCGAGACCGAGATGCGATGACAGCGTTTCATAGACTGGCTTGATCAATTCCATGGCTGCGGCAAAGTCGTGCCTTTTCATTGCCGCATTCAGTTCCAGCAGTGGCATCAGGTCGTCTGCGCTCTCGACCTTGAATTCACGGAATGTCGACATCAGCCCGTCGCGCGCTGCGGCCAGTTCGGCCGACTCTGACCGCAGCCTCTGATAGTTCTCCTCGACTGACTTCGAATGCTCGATCAGACTCTGGAATCGTTGCTGTGCCTTGGGGCCGAGTATGGCGCGCTCGGCCTCCGGCATCTCGAAGTCCTTGGTGGTCTTTGTCGGCGCTGCGGCGACGCCGGGGTTTTTCGTCGGGTCGCCAGCCTTGCTGGTGGTCGCGGCAGTGGTCGCGGCAGTGGTCGCGGACGTGTCCTGAGCATTGTCGGCGGGCGCTTTGTCCGCCTTGCCCGCATCGGTCTCCGTCGGCCTCACTGCCGAAGATATGGCCGCCAGAACGTCACTGTCGACATCCTTCGTTGTTTTGCCGCCATCGTTGCCATCAGGGGTATTGTCGACATCATTGTCGACACCATCCGTGGCGCTGGCTCCGTCAAGATCATTGCCGTCACCGTCCAATTTTTCCCGCTTAACCCAGTTTCTTATGAACATCGCTTCTCCTATTCGAGCAGAACCGCGATGATCGCGGCCTCTTCGTCGTCCATCAGGGCGATGGTGTCGACACCGTCACGCCGGGCTCGGCGCAATTCCTGAAAAACAGTCTGATTGTATCGCGCTTTTACCGCGATATTGCGGCGAGCCAACTCCTCACGCAGGAACTGCTCGATGGTGTGTGCAGGAATTGTGTCGTCGGCATTTGCCACGACAATCTCGATGACGTCAGCCACATCTTGGCGACGCACCTTGGCCTTTACGCGTTTCTTGCGCGCAGGAGACCAGCCGCCGCCTCGATCGATGCCGGGCGGTGCAATGATCGCGACCAGCGTCATAGCCTCGTCGACTTCCGTCGCGATCCCGATCAGAACAGTGGCTGGTGCGCCGCCGACAACGACCGTCATGGCGCTGGCGGAGTCCGTCTCGAGAGCCTGCCCTATCGTGACAGAGACGCCTCCCGGTATGGCGGAGAGCGTTTGCGCCGTGTCGGTCTCCGCGACGGACCCGATGACCACCACACCTGCCCCGGTGACCGCTGTAACGGCCTGCGCGGTATCGGTTTCCGTGACCGAACCGATGACGATCGACACCGCCCCGGGAACAATGGACACCGCCTGCGCTGTGTCCGACTCGACGACCTGACCGATTACGACAGTCTGCCCGAGCAATACGGCGACAGCCTGCGCCGTGTCCGACTCTACAGCCTGCCCGACAGTGACAGTCAGCGCGCCGGCAACGACTGTGAGCGCGCCAGCCGTGTCGGTTTCCGCCGCCTGCCCGACAATCACCGAGACAGCGCCAGCCAC